AAGTCAGGATTAGTAATATGGCAGGTGGTAACAGAGATGTAATTGATCAGTTTGGTGGCGCCGGTCCATCAAAGGCCGAGGTGATTGAGAATGCCGCCGGCGAATCTCAGTTTAGTACTTTTAAACGAGCAGTTGTTGCTGAGGTTTTTTATGATCTTGCAATTAGAGATGAAGAGATGTTAGCTGAGTGGGATTCAACAGTTGACAATCCAGATCAATTATCAAAAATGCCACGTAACAGTATTGTTGCCCGCGTAATAAGTGACAATGCAGATAAGAAAAGGCAGGCTACAATCTGTTATCCATTCTTTCCACCCTATTTATGTTTTCCTGTAAAGGTAGGTGAGCAAGTCTGGTTAATGACAGAGTCAGATGAACCAGGTTCATTGGCATATTGGATGTGCAGAATTCCAGAAGCAGAGTACATAGATGACTTAAACTATACACATGGTGATAGAAGATTTGATGCAGCACCAATTGCTCCGGATGCCCGGGCCCAGGTTGAAAGTACATTACAACCTGATGTAGATTTATCAGAAAATGACGCTCTTCCTGGATTTCCTAATGGGGGTGGAACTAATGACTCATATACATTACATTCAAAAATCGAAGGTAATGATTCCGCTGATGCTTATGAAGAGATTATCGATAACAGCATAGGCAATGATGCTGTGACATTTGAGCCCGTACCACGTTTTACAAAACGTCCAGGTGATCTTGTGTTTCAAGGGTCAAATAATACACTTATATGTTTGGGGGAAGACAGGGGGTATACTGCTGAACTTGTGGCAGACTCAACTGATGCAGAGTGGAGCAACGCATCCTCAACAGCTGATGGCCCAGCCGATCCAAGTGAAAGGACATTAGCAGGAACAATCGATTTGGTTGCCGGCCGCGGCCGTGCACTGCCGGCAGCTCCTGGAGATGATCCAGAATTAACAACCTGTAGAACAATTTTAAATACACGCGACTATGAGGAAGTTGATAAAAATCCTATATCGGCTGAGACGACGTCCGCGACAGATAATAGGTTAGACAACCCGTCAGAGGGTGACCCTGATTTCATGAAAGATTCTGCAAGGATCTATATATCCATGAAAACAGATGGTGATGCAAATTTTGGTATTAGCAATGAAACCGGTGCTATGGCAGCGCCGTATGGTGAACATACAATTGACGACATTGCTGAGTCCCCATATATCGTAGCCAAGGCAGATGAGATTAGATTAATTGCTAGAAAGAATGATGCAGACGACCCAGCTGGATATCCCGAAGTTAACGGTAGCATTCGGATTATAAAAGAAGGCGCACCTGATGATGATATGGCAACAGTATTATTACTTCCAGATGGAACAATTCAGATAAGTGGAAGCAAGATTTTCTTGGGACGTCATGCAGATGATGGTGGTACTGCCGCGGCAGCTGGTGCATCTACTGGTGATGCTTCTCAAGGCCCAGGAGATTCACAACCATGGGTAAAATATGAACAACTAGATACCTTATTGACGACGGCATTTGAAAATATACGAGATTTTGCTAAAGACTTAATGACAAACTTTAGTTCAAACACAACCCCAGGCTATGGTGCTCCCAATCCATCATTAATAACTTCTGCTACTGCTGAGTGCACAACTCTTCAGATAGAAATGGATTCTAGAATTTCTGAGATAGCGGATATCAAGTCTGAGAGAATATTCGGGGAATAGCTGTGGCAAATGATGGTTCATATGCAGAATATGAAAATAATGGTAATTATGATGAAGGTTTAGATGATTCATATGATGCATTTCATGATGATATAACGGCAGCATATTTTGAATGCATGTCAGCTGGCCTAGATGGCTCTGATGATCACATAATACAAATAACAACATTATCCATAGCATTAGCAAATGCTATAAAAAAATATCTAAAGTCTGCAAAGATAGATACGGAAGTTACTATTGAAGCAGGGCAGGCGTTAACTCCAGGAGAAATTCCTGAAGTAGGCCCGATTGAGGAGCAAGAGGGCACAGGAAAGGGGCATCTTGAATTCACCGTAAAAACCCCAGGCCTTGAAGATAAATCAGATGCTGAGGATATGGATTGGACATCTGAGTGGGATATAGGCGAAGACGTTGATTGGAGTGTTGACTGGACAGTTGTGTGGGATGATGCTGCAAATAATTGGAACGTTGACTGGAATGTTGACTGGGGTGCCGATTGGGATGTGCATGATGTTGATTTTGATGTTGATTGGTCTATAGACTGGACCATTGCTGATGGGGCATATGATATATTCTTATCTTATTTAAAGGTAGGAATAGCACATGCAAAAGGTGTTGTACAATTGGCTTCCGCCATACAGACTGATGAGCAAGATCCTGAAACAATAATAGATGAGCTATCAATTGACATGGCAGCTGCAATTCATGCATATACAAAATCAGCTACTGTTATAACTAAGAGTGATATTCATTCTGGAAAACTATCTACAGATCCTTTATGTAGTCCGACAGGAACAACCCAGACAGATGGTGATGCAGAAGGCATAGGTCAGGGAGGTCTGTTGCGTGGGTTGACTGAACTTGATAAAGATATTTTGTATGAGGGAATTAAGGATGCGTATCTATCGATGATGGAGGCTGCGAAAACAGAAGTCGCCGATCCATCAATGTCAGATGATGAAAAGAAAGAAAAAATTGAAAAGCTGATTTATGATATTTTGGCAGACAAGTTCTGTACAACGATAAAAGATTATGTAACAGGTGCAGTTGTAAAAACAGATGTTGCAGTATTAGGGGGTGTAGAGGTATCAGGTGGTGTCCATACCTCTCTAACAGCAGCAGCTCAAGGATCACAACAAGATTCTACCGGTATAACATTACCCCATATTGGTACAGGTGTTGGTGAGGTATCATGATTATGCTAATTGATATGCCACAAAACCACCCTCTTCAATACTTAGCAATACAGGCTTGAATCAATGGGAGGATAATAATGGCTGTAGACTCTGGAAATCGTAAGAAATATGACTTTAAGAGTGTAGGCGATTCATTTGATGATTGGGAGTCCAATAATCCCATTGTTGAGAATGAAATACCTATTGGGTTTAAAACACCTATGGAATTCGGTCAAAATCATGAAGGTCCATTTAAAATGCATGTTAACTTAAGTGATCAAATTAGGGATAATTTTCGAAACATGTTAATGACAAATCATGGTGAGCGCCTTGGGATGTATCATTTTGGTGCAAACTTAGCAAATCTTGCTCATGAACTTGGAAGTGAAAAGCAAGATATGGAAGCAATTCGTAGAATAAGAAGGTCAGCATCAAAGTATATGCCTTATATTGACCTTAAAACATTTGAAGCATTTGTTGAGAGATTTGATAATCAGCATGTTGCAAAAGTTGGAATTAGGGTTTCATATGATATTCCAAAGTTAAAGATAAAAGACAAGGCAGTTGATGTAATACTATTTACGGCAGGGTAATCATGGCAATAGACGTTAAGAAGAAATTAAGAAAAGAAAGAGTAAGATCATATCTTGCTAGAGATTTCGACGGGTTTAGATCTGACCTATTAAGATATGCTAAGACATATTTTCCAGATAAAATATCAGACTTCTCGGAAGCATCAGTCGGAGGTATGCTTTTAGATATGGCCGCAATGGTAGGTGACTCGATGTCATTCTACTTAGATCACCAGTTTAATGAGCTTAGATGGGACACAGCTGTTGAGACAAAAAATGTACGTAGGCATATAGAGAACGCCGGCATCAAAATCACCGGTGCTTCACCAGCCGCGGCAGATGTTAGCTTTTATATTGAGGTACCTGCTGAGTTAATAGGAGATTCATATGTTCCAAAAGATTCAGCACTACCAACAATCCTTGAGGGAACCACTGTTGCTGGTGGGGGCATAACGTTTAATGTGACTGAGGATGTAAATTTTTCAGAGAAAGATATTAATGGCGAGCTGCGTGCAACGGTAACAATAGGCTCAACAGATCCAAGCACAGGGTATCCAATAACATATATCGTGACCAAGTCAGTACCTTGCGTTTCTGGTGAGGAAGTGCAGGAATCATGGGACATATCAAATATGCATGTACCATTTCGTAAGGTAACATTGTCAAACCCAAATGTTACAGAGGTGCTATCGGTTACTGATAGGGATGGCAACATTTATTATGAAATGGAATCGCTAGCACAGGATACTGCATATAAGTGGGTTACAAATTTAGATGAAGATCAAGAGCTTGTAGAGGAAAATCTTGAGGTAGTTCCAGCACCATACAGATTTATAAAAAAGATTGACACGCGTACAAGGCTAACGACAATCCAATTTGGTGGCGGTGACGCCGAAAGTACGGATAATGATATAATCCCAGATCCCAGTGAGTTGTCATTACCTTTATATGGTAAAAAGTCTTTATCTAGATTTTCGCTTGATCCTAACATGCTACTAGAAACCCATACATTAGGGATATCACCAAGAAATACCAGGCTTTATGTAAAGTACAGGTACGGTGGCGGACTTAAGCACAATGTAAGTGCAAATGCAATTAGCAAAATATTGACACTAAGAATTGAGTGGAGAAATGGATCACCAACTCAAGAAGAAATGAAGTTAGCAAGATCAACAATTTCTGTAACAAATCCGTCAGCTGCTAGCGGTGGCGAAGTTGCCCCCACATTAGAAGATCTAAGAAAACAAATACCATCAGCAAGGCAACAACAATCAAGAATTGTTTCGAAGCAAGACTTACTGTCTAGAATCTATACACTTCCTGCTAAGTTTGGCAGAGTATACAGAGCAGGGATTAGGTCAAATCCAAACAACCATTTAGCAACCCAGTTATTCATAATAAGTAGAAATAAGGATAAAAAGCTAGATATTGCACCGGATACTCTTAAGAAGAATCTTAGAAAATACTTAAATGAATATAGACTA